CCTGCGCGACTACGGCCACCCGCTGCCGGGGCTGGCGACGGTCGGCGGGTCCCTGGACCTGCGCGGCTACGGCCACCCGCTGCCGGGGCTGGCGACGGTCGGCGGGTTCCTGGACCTGCGCGGCTACGGCCACCCGCTGCCGGGGCTGACGACAGTCGGCGGGTACCTGGACCTGCGCGACTACGGCCACCCGCTGCCGGGGCTGGCGACTGTCGGCGGGTACCTGTACCTGAGCGACTACGGCCACCCGCTGCCGGGGCTGAAACATGGGGGAGAACGGAGTTAGCATGATGTACTCGTTCGAGGTCTGGAGCGAACACCTGGACTGGGCGCGTTGGCAACGTGTCGTGGCAGTCACCTTCCACGTACTGTACGGCTCATTGCGTTTCCAGCCCACGATATTCGGTGGATCCAACCCCAAGATCCTGATCGAGTCCCGCGAGCCCGAGACAATCGATTTCCTTCGGCTCTACTTCGTCAAGCGGTGCGGCGAGATCGCTGTCACGGCAATACGCAGAGAGGGGGTGCGACGTGTCGGGTAGCAAAATGAACCACCGCAACTGGCGTGAAGGGCTGTTGGTTCTCGGCGCGTGGTTTCTCCTAATCCTGCTCTCGGCCATCTCCGAGAGCTTGTGAGGACAGTGCAATGGGATTTTTCAACTGGCTCAAAGATGTGAACCCGTTTGCTCCGAATATCGGTTACGCTACATCCATTGCCATCGCCGTCTCTCATGTCCTAATGGGTCTCCTGATTTTTGTCCTGGCTCCTGTATCCATACCGTTTCTACTCATACGAGCGTACAGAATCCACCAACGTGAAAGGAAAACACAGTGAAGAACCCGAAAGTAAACGTCAAACTGCTCCTGTCAGACTGGACGGCATTGATAAACGAGGGCGACGAGGCGCGCCTGGCCGACATCTACGTCTCGATCAAGGAACAGCTCCTTGCCAAGAAATCGGTGCGGGCCGCGATCCTCAAGGCGCAGGCTGCAACCGAGAGCGCGGCGGCAATCACGGAGGCGTTTCGTGGCTACGCCAGCAACCCTTCGGGCGAGTAGGGACGCGGCCGGTCTGAGCATTCGCGATCTCGCGGGAATGGTAGGCTGCCACAAGTCCACCATCCAGCGACTTGAGCGGCAAGAGCGGCGAACCGGGCGAGCGACGCCCGGGCCGATGGTGCGGAAGAAACTGTTCGAGATCCTGGGGGTGACACTATGAAAGTGTGGTGTAAACGCGTTAAGAGCGTTGGGGCGAACCAGGTGCCCGTCATCGTGTGGCGCGGGTTGCTCGAACTGGACGAGATCACGAAGGCGCGGGCGTTGCATGAACACGGGTTCTTCATCGAGTACCCGCAACCAGCCGATTCAGGGGCTGGCGCCGTAGGCGGTCAAGGGGGACAGCAAAGCGGCGTCGGCCTCTGAATCGGGGGCGGTCATGGGGCGGGTTGAAGCCACCCGGGGACCTGGCCGAAATGCGGCTAGCTCGTGACCGCCCTTGAACACTGAAAGGAGTTGAGTATGAAGAAGATTCTCGTGCTGAATCATGGGTGGGTGGTCGTGGGAGATGTCACCCAGGAAGGGACAACGGTCGTCGTGAATGATGCCTCCGTCATCCGCCGGTGGGGGACGGTGAGTGGATTGGGGCAGCTTGCCTTGGAGGGTAAGCAGGCAAACACCGTATTGGATCCGTGCGGCACCGTCAGGGTCCATGAGCGGAACGTCGTCCTGGCTATGGATATCACTGAGTCAGCGTCATGGTAGTCCTCCGCGACGGCTACGGCTACGGCGACGGCGACGGCTACGGCGACGGCTACGGCGACGGCTACGGCGACGGCTCCGGCGACGGCGGCGGCTACGGCTACGGCGACGGCGACGGCTACGGCGACGGCTACGGCGACGGCTCCGGCGACGGCGGCGGCTCCGGCTACGGCGACGGCGACGGCGACGGCTACGGCGACGGCTACGGCTCGGTCGGTGACGCCTGAGACAACAAAAGCCCCCGGGCCGCTCACTCGCCCGGGGGCCAGGAGGAACGAACGATGGAACCCAAGAATAGCAACCCTGGACCGCCGACGCAAGCCGAGATTCAGGGTGAGATCGAGGCGCGAGAAGTCGATACCGCGCTGATTTCCGAACCCATTACCACACTGGAGGACACAAGACCACCATCGGTTGCGGATCTGCTCCAGAGCGCAATCGACAAGGGCATGGACCCGGACGGGCTGACGAAGCTCGTGGATCTGTACGAGCGCATGGAAGCCAAGGCCGCGGCCCGCGAGTTTGCGGCCGCGCTGCGGGGGTTCCAGAACGAGTGCCCCGTCCTGCACACCAACAAGCCGGTCAAGTATGGCGACGTGACCTACGCCTACACGACCTATGACTATCTCAAGAGCGCGACCCGGCCTCACATGGACAAGTGGGGCTTGTCCGACACCTACGATTCAGAGCCGACACAAGGCGGCATCACCATCATCTGCATCCTGCGCCACACATCGGGGCACGCCGAACGGACCCGCTACTTCGTCCCGCTTCAGGCAACGGCAAAGATGGACGAGCCCAAGAAGATGAAATCGGCTCGGTCCATCGGCATGCGGTGCGCACTTGAGTTGGCCCTTGGCATCGCGACCGGCGGGGACGATGACGGGACGGCGGCGGGCGCAGTCTATATCACCGACGATCAGCTCAACACCCTGGATGCAATGGTGCAGGAGAACCAAGTGGACCGGGCGCGGTTCCTCAAGTTCCTGGGCGTCGATCAGCTAGGACACCTGCCGCAATCGAGCTACACGATGGCGGAAACGTTCCTGATCCAGAAAACCAAGGTCAAGCCATGATCGTCGTCACCTGCGAACAGAACAGCCCGGACTGGTTCGCGGCGCGGCGGGGCATCCCAACCGCCTCACGGTTCAAGAACATCCTTACGCCGAAGACCCTCAAGCTCTCAGCGTCATCCATCGAATACAGGCATGAGCTCTTGGCGGAATGGATGTCGGGTGCGACCGAGGACGGTTACCAGAGCTACGCCATGACGGACGGGTTTCTTCGCCAACCGCAAGCGATGCTTTGGTATGAGGCGACTCAAGGAGTGGACGTAGAGCCCGTTGGGTTCTGCTTCCGGGATGAACGACGGCTTGTCGGGTGTTCGCCCGACGCCCTTGTAGGGGAGGACGGCGGGATGGAAATCAAGTGCCCGAAGGGCAAGGCCCAGGTTGCGACCTTGTTGACTGGCGTCATGCCACCGGAGCACATACCACAGGTGCAGGGATGTCTTTGGGTCACTAGCCGCAAGTGGTGGGATTTCGTCTCGTTCCACCCGCTGCTCCCGACGTTCATGGCGCGGATCGAGCCCGATCCGGAGTACCAGGCGGCGCTTGATGCGGCCATCCCGGCATTCATAGCCGAGATGCTAGATGGCCGCGTTATGCTGCTGGAGCAGTACGGTATCGAGCCAAAGCGTGGCCACGGCATGAGCGAGGAGGAGCACGCGGAGTGGATGCGGCGCTACCTTGCGGGCGAACCGATGGCCGCTAAGGAGGTTGTTCCGTGAAAATCACAAGGGACCTGATTGATGCCGTTGACGCTGACACCACGGGTCGCGGGCCCTTCCCCATCAACGCTTGCAGAGACGCTATCGTTTGGCTTCGTCGGCGTCAACGTACCACTGCGGAGATTGCCAGGGAATACCCGGATTGGGCTGGGTGGGGTGTTCTATATCATCCCAACGCGCATCTCCGGCGTCAGCTATTCAATGACTGCCTGCGCCGCGCTGCAAAGACGGGGCACGCCGAGATAATATGAGAGTTTGGGTTGTTCAGGCGCGTCCACGATTTGATGATGGATGGCAGATGGAGGACGCTTTCTGAGATTGCCAGGTTCTGGGCACACGGCAGCGAGGCCGGAATCTCGGCCAGACTCCGTGATCTCCGAAAGGAGCGTTTCGGGAGCCACGTCGTCGAACGACGGCGGCGCGGCGCTCCCGAAAATGGACTGTTGGAATACCGAGTGAGGGAACCATGACCCACAAATACCGAGCCAAAGCCACTATGCACAACGGGGTGCGGTATGCGTCGAAGGCAGAGGCAGCACGCGCCGCCGAACTGGACCAGCTCAAACGCGCGGGCGAGATCCTGACCTGGATCGGACAACCAACTGTCCGGCTAGGCGTGCCGGAGAACGTGTACCGGCCGGATTTCCTCGTCATCCCGTCCCCGGGACTTCCTTGGTTCGAGGACGTCAAGGGCCACGAGACGGCTAAATTCCGGCGGGACAAGAAGCTGTGGGCACGCTATGGGGATCTGCCGCTGAACATCATCAAGAAGGGCCGCGTTGTAGAGGTGATATGACTATCGCCTGTGCCGTCCTCATCGTGATCGCGTTTCAGCTCGGGCGCATCTGGGAACGCGCTTCCGAGGCTGAGTGGCGATGCAGGACAAGGGCGCGGAGAGGGTACTGGCCGTGAATGGAGTCAACCGTAGAATAGGAGGCTGGACATGAAGACGCTGAGAACGAGGCGGGCGGGTGGTCAAGGAAAGGTTGTGAAACGTGGTCGGCCGAGGAAACCGCGAGTCGTATCCGAAGAGCAGATCGCGGCCGAGATCCTAGCGGCTAATGGTGACGGGGTTGCCGATGCTACGTTTGAAGTCACCGAGATGAAGCCGCGCAAGATTCTTATTCCAAGGCCTACAATGGAGTGGGTTGAGGCCAAGCTTGTCGGCATCGCTCCCGGGCTGGTCCTCAATCCATTTGACGAAAAGGCAGAGCAGGAACTGCTGGATAGCATGGGGCCACGGAAGGCCAGATTGAAGCGCCCGGACAAGGACCCTAAGAAGGAGTACGCCGAACGCCTAGAGCGCGTTAGGGTGCCTGGAATCAAGGATGCCCATTGGATCGATGTTCTCGCTTTCAAGTCGGCGATGGTCCGTGGCGCAAAGATGTTGGACAAGCTGTCGATGACAGATTTCAGGAGCGCCGTTTTCGTCGAGCCTGATTCGATCATTGGCCTGACCCCGGTGGCGCATATCATTGGCAAGCCTGTCCGGTTCTCGAAGCACGTTATGCTTAAGGGCGGGAGACCGGACTACCGGACTCGCGTGCTGATCCCGGAATGGACGTACACGCTTCGATTCACAGTCAACACCACGGTCCTATCCATCGATCAAGCGTTGACCTGTCTCGTCAACGCCGGGATCGGAACGGGCGTGGGGGATTGGCGCGTGGAAAGGAGCGGCATTAGCGGCCGTTGGGATGTCACGGAGTGTACCGCGACACCGCTGGCTGAGGTAGAGTGATGCTGACCAAAGCGCAACAGTTCGCCTTCGATGCCATCCTGATCGAGCGCGGTGGGCGGATCACGGACGCCGAGCTGTTGGATTCGGTCCATGCATTGGGAGAGTCGTGCCCGCTGTATAACATCGTGTTCAACTGCCCGGACGGTGAAGCGGCGCGACGGTACAGGCTCGCTCAGTGTGCCTGGATCATCCGGCATGCGCGGTTCGAGTTCCGGGCGCCGGAGAATCCGGTGGCGGTGGAGACGCGGCGCGTGGTGAACGTCGAATCGCGCGAAGGATCGTTCTACCTGGCGACGGAAAGAGCGCTCCGGAAGGTTGAATACCGCGAGGCGATGATGGCCGAAGCCAGGGCGGAACTCCTGGAGTGGCGCTCGAAATGGGGCGCGATTCTGGGGGATGATACGGTCCGTAAGATCGAGAGCTAGGCGTGGCAGGCCCGGCTAGGCGGGGCCTGGCAGGGCTTGGCACGGCCCGGCGCGGCGTGGCACGGCAGGCGAGGCCGGGCACGGCTAGGCAGGGCAAGGCGTGGCTCGGCGCGGCGTGGCACGGCAGGCACGGCAGCGCCCGGCGTGGCACGGCGCGGCGTGGCACGGCAGGCGAGGCCGGGCACGGCTAGGCAGGGCATGACAAGGCATGGCATGGCAGGGCGCGGCATGGTCAGGCAGGGCATGGCATGGCAGGCGTGGCGAATGGCGGATAGATTGCCGCCCGTGCAGCGGAGGCGCCCGTGCTAGGAACCAGCCCGTGGAGGGAGTTCGCACAATCCCTCACCCGGCAGGCCCATTGCCCGCAGGGGCTATAGGGGCACGGCATGCTGAGAGCGGCGGGCGGCAACTATTTCAGCCAAAGGGGAATCGAAGTGGAACCACAGGTGAAGCAGCTACGTCCCAACGTCAGCGGGGTCTACAAGTGGGTCCGGTGCCGCCGTTGCCGCCGGCGGTTCGAGGTCGAGCGGTCGGCGAAACGGACCGGGATGGCAGGCGCGGCGATGCTGAAGACGTTCCGGGAACATGAGAAGGAGTGCCTTGACGGGCGGTGAGGCATCGGGTAGGGTCTGGGGGCGCGAACGGGTGACGGACGAAACGCTTTCTGGCCCGAGCCCTCCCGGGCCGGGTCTTGGCCCCCGGTGCCGTCATCCTGTTCGCGCAGGACCGAAACCGGGGGCCATTTCTTTGCCAAAGGGGGTACCGTGGGGGACCGCCGGTTCTGGGTGACGACCAATTTCGTTAACAACGAGGTCTGGGACCCGCCGCGGTTCCGCCTCTGGGGCCTGTTCTCCTGGCTCATGGCGACAGCCAAGGACGAGCAGCGGCCCGCCGACAACCCCAGGCGCATCCTGTGGGAAGGCCGATCCCGGACCCTCGACGCAGGCCAGTTCACGACGAACTACCGCCTGATTTCCGACGCCCTCCGTTGGCCCGTCGGCACCGTCCACCACTACATGCAGGCCCTTCAAACGCTTGGGGTGGTCGCGCTCGAATCAGCAAAAGGCCGAACGCTATTTTCAATCGTAACTATATGCAATTGGTCAGATTACCAACCCGAATGGTCTACAACCCGAACGCTAACTGAACGCTACCTGAACGCTAACCGAACGCTAACTGAACGTCCTAAGAGAAAGAGAGAGAGGGAGAGAGGGAAAGAAGATCCGGAGGGCAGTGCAGAATCCGACGTTGTTGAACGTCTGAAGAGCAAGAACGGTGCCGACGCCTGGCCCACCACACGCCTACCCTGGCACCCCCTCACGGTGGCACTCGCCAAGATCGGCAACGCCATCACCAACAGTCACTTCCCGGTATCCGAACGAGACGACCGCGCCGTCAGAACCCTCCAAGCCCAAGAACACCGCGACACCATCCACCAAGTCTGGCGATCCTATTGCACCGCCTACGGTTCCAAGGCCGATCTCTATTACTTCTGCCAGCGCTTCCGCGAACTCGCGGTCCGCGCTTCGGAGGACACGCTATGAACATCCCCGGATACCCGCGCCGCCAGCAAAACGTTGACGGACCATCGGTTCCAGCTGAAGGCGTTTTCGTCGGGACACTCAAAGGCTTCGCTCCGCACCCAGAAAGACCGCGGACCGACTCAATCCCAACGACCCACGAACCGCCCGAGCACGAACAGGCCGGCCGCTACTGGTACAACCTCCAGGCGTGGCGTGAGCTCAACCGAGACGACGCCGAGTGCTGGATTATCTGCTTCGCTTGCAACGGTTTGTGGACCGGATGGGAATACAAGATCGTGAACGACAAGCCCTACACGCTCCCGGTCTACGAGGGCGGGATCATCACCCACCGCGGCCAGGGATACGCCTGCCCGTGCAGCCTCGGTGACCTGCGAATGGGCCAAACCGATGTGAAACGCGCGTCGTTGAAACTCGCGCAACACGCTGTGGAAAAAGACTTTAGACTACAGCTATCGTGCGTCGGAAATCCTCATAAGCACGCCTGAAATCACTCCTAACTGATTGGGGGATACGAAGATGGCTAGACTGCCAGACCGCATCGACGGCGACTGCATGTTCTGGGACCGGACCCTCAAAACCACCCGGACCCCGCTACCAATGTCGAAGACGGAATCGCCCAGAGGCAGCGGAAAGGCAACCAAGATAGCGGAATCTCCGTCTATCCCCTAGAGCCTGGCTCCACGTAAGGCCCGGCTGAGGATAGGTCGAGGAAACGCCAAAAATGAAGGGTTGCGACGAAAGGTGGCCGGCCCCATGAAATCACTTGCAGAATCGCCCGTGAAGGTGTTTGGTGTCCTGGTGGTAGTCGCCGCCTTGGTGGTCCTGATGTTCGGGCTGCTCTCGACGGCGGCGGATGAGGTCGCGCGAGTGAGGGAGGCGCTGATGCCGTGAGGCACGAAGACAGAGCATGAACAACCGCCAGAAGGCCGCGATGGGCGGCATCAGCCTTGGCACGGCAGCCGCTACTGTCGTAGCCTTCGCCACCCTGGCGGCACAGCTCGGCTTCGTTCGGCAACAGGAAATCAACGAGCTTGAGAACCGCGTCATCGTGGCCGAGACACAAACCGAGATGCTGCGGTTGATCCTGGAGGCGCGGGAACGATGACCGTTACTGCGATCTTAAACGGGCATGTTGTGGAGCGTTCTATGGTAGCTGTGAATTGTCTTGCCATTCAGTATCCACCACCTCCAACAATCCGAATGCCGGTGCTCACTGACATCATGCAGTGGTTGCCAGACCTAGACCCGGAGCTTAGGATTATCGAGTTTAGTCGTAGCATCATGCAGTGGTTGCCAGACCTAGACCCGGAGCTTAGGATTATCGAGTTTAGTCGTAGTGAGGATTACGATGGTGGTGACACGGTCATGTATTACCAGGTCGGGCACCGGGGAGCGCTTGGGCCATGACCGCAACCGGCCTGATCTGCCAGCGCTGCGGCGGTGCTACCTACAAGGTGGGCGGCACCTGCGTTCTGTGCGGACACGATGCACCGGCGCAACGCGGCACGGTTGAGATCGGACCGGAGGAAAGGACACCGTTTACGAGGTTCCCGGGTGTGCCGCTGATGAGCATGTTTGATCGTGCGTGGGCGACGTACTCGCATACATGGTGGGGGCAATGAGACTAGCCGTCGCCCTAGTGATCCTCGCCTGCCTGCAGCTCGCATCGATCCCCAAGGTCGGCACCGGCCCGCGCCCCGGTATCGTCATCATCCAGCCAGACCACGGCAAGATCCCACCCGATTCCGTCCACGTCATGCGAGTGGACGACCCCAAAGCTCGGCCCGTCCTGGTCGCGCGGCTGATCCTTACGCCACAGCCGCTGCTACTCACGGCGAGCGGAGAGATACTGCGAGCGTCGAGAACCTACGACGGGCCGAGCGATTCGGTCGCAGTGTGGAACGTGAGCACGGACGGCGTTCTGTATTTCGGATTCGTGGACGCACCCCAACCGCGCGGGTGGAAGGGGCTGTACGAGTTCTGCGCGTTCTGGAACGGTAAAGGACATTGCTTCCCGGAGCTGCGGAAGTAAAGGAGGACGGATGCATTACGCGAACGGCCGCGAGGTCAAGCCTGGGGATCTAGTCGTAGGGTATAGCGCCGGGACCGGTCCTGTCGCTGGTGTCGTGGTAGGTGGGTTTCCCGAAGCAGATACGTGCAACGTCTACATAGCAACCTACTGGATCGTACATGCCGACTCCTACGCAGCCGTTGGATGCTCTGGGGTGTTCGGCGGGAAGCCTGTCCGTTTGGATGCGATCATTCACCTGTTCAAGTCCACCGAACTACTCCACGCGGAGGATGCTTGGAGGCATTTCATCGCCGCACTTGGAGCGGCAAAGGAGTGAAATGAAAACACTGCTCGTCCTGGCCATTCTGGCCCTGATCCCCGTTACGGCACCGGCGCAGACTGTCGAGCCCGTGACGATCAAGCCGGTCGAGTTCGAGGTCGGCGCCGGCGCTGGCTTCAACGGCGGCGGCGGGTCCGACACCACGCGGAGCCAGTCCTACGTCAAGCTCGGCTACCGATGGCGATTCAGCAAGGACCTGGAGGGCAACCGTCGATTCGCGACCGGCATCGGGTACAAGTACACGGCGTTCGACGTGAACGATCTCGAACGCGTCTTCGCCTACGGATCGTGGGACACCTGGGGCAGCCCCGAACAGCAGTTCACGACCGAGCTGCGAATCGGCTACACGAGTTCCCCGCAAGCTGGTCAGGGCAAGTTCACGCTCGAGCCGCTGCTGCGATTCAATGTCAAGATCATTGGGGACGCGGCGTTGTTCACGGCCATCGGTCTGCAGGCGAACGGGCAGAATCTCGGCGACCTGTTCAGCCTGAATCCCGATACGCTGGACGGGCAGATCTACGGCGGGTTGCGGCTCGTGCCTGAGTTCAAGCCGCTACGGTGATATGGGGCTCATCCCTGACCGTTTCGGGCTCAAGGACCGCACGCTCTGGGCGCTGATCGGCGTCGCGGCGTGGCTCGGTACGTGTGTGCTGATCCACGCCTGCGCGATCAACAGGGTTGCTGTAGCCGTCTCTGAGTGGAGGCAGTAATGCAGATCAGAAAACAACGGCACTGGTTGGACGCTGGGGTGTCTTTGCCAAAAGGCTATGGCGTTGCGTAGAGCGTGCATACCAAAGTGGACGCGATTACGATGAGCGCCTAAGTGGAGACTGATGGACCCGTTGCAACTGATCCTCGGGGTCCCGGCCGTCCTGATCCTGGCGTTGGCCGTCCTCTCTGCTGGGCGGGAGACGAGGACGAGCAACGCCCCGGCTGTGGGGGGTGCCACTACAGCATCCTCCGAGCCAACTGGCGAAGCTGCCCCACCCGACACGCCAAGTTCTACGGGGGGATGACGCCCTTGAGGCGCGCCACCGCACTGCGGCCGTAGGCTAGGCGGGCGGTGGCTCCCCCCACCCTCCGTTAGCCCTCCGTTAGCCCATCCGCAACCACTTGTGTAAATTCCCGTTGACACCTGTCGCCGATTGACGACACCCTATAGGCGGCTCCTGGATGGGGGAGCGGGGTGGGCGGTGCGGCAGCCTCCTAGCCGCCCACCCCAACTCCTACCGAGGTGGGCATGGTCAAGCGGAATGAACACGGGCAGTACATGGAGTCCGGCAACCCTGGTGGCCGGCTCAAAGGCGTGCCCGAGTTCCGCACGGTCCTCCAGCGCAAGCTCAGGGACGAGCCCTACCACCTGGACGAGATAGCGGACTTCCTGATCGCCCAGGCCAAGATCGACCTTGCCGCCACCCGGGAGCTGATCGACCGCCTCGACGGCAAGGCCGTGCAGAACCGCAACGTCTACCACTCAGACGAGCCCATCAAGCTCCGCTACCCCTGGGAGGACCCTGCGGAGCCGGAGCCAGAACCCGAACCCATCTCGACGAACGGGGACGACCCCAAAGGAGACCAATGAAAAAGATCCTGAGTCTCGCGGTGATCCTTGCGCTCGCGCTGGCGACCATCGCCGACGCCCGAACGATCACGGAAAAGCTGGCCGAGAACGACGGCACCTACTCGTGGACGCTCGCCAACAGCGCGTCCGACACCACCAAGGTCTACACGCTCACCAACGCGAAGTGGGTATCGGACGGTGCGGCGGACGCTGACGGTGCGCTGATCGCATGGGTGGGATTCACCTACACGGCGGCATCCACCGATTCCTTCTCGTGCATCATCGACTACTACATTGGCGGCGTGAAAAGCGGCACGACCAACGGTGCTCTCGCGGCGGCAACGAGCGCGGCAATGAACGTGGTCGCGATTGATCCCGGGTTCCTCGCCGACTCGTTCCGCGTGCGCGTCGGCAATACGGACGTGACGGGTACGGCGTCCGCAACCGGCGTGCAGGTCTGGCTCGTCTACAAGGAGGAGTAGGGCTTGTGCCACACGCGCTGCTGCCAGGTCTCTTTCCGTGGCAGGTCGAGGTTGCCAAGAGTGACGCGCGATTCAAGGTCATTCGGTGCGGGCGTCGGACCGGGAAATCGGTTCTCGAAGCGACCGAGGCATCGCGCTACGCATCGCGCGGGCAGCAGGTAGGTTGGCTCGCTCCGAGTTACAAAAAGGCCCGCGTGGGCTGGCGCATTATGCGGTGGCTCGGGAAGCAGGTCGGGGCTGGAGTTCTGGAGGGGGACCGTGAAATCCACTACCCAGGCGGCGGGCTCGTCCAGGCATGGACAACGGAGGACCCGGATTCGATACGTTCCGAGGGTTACGACAAGGTTATCGTTGACGAGTGTCGTGACATGCAGGCGCGTGTTTGGTACGAGATCCTTCGACCCGCTCTCCTGGATCGAGGCGGCTCTGCGTCCTTCATCTCGACGACGCGCGGACATGACTGGTTCTACGATCTCTGCCAGAAAGGCGAGCGAGGAGATGCCGGATGGGCCACCTGGCACTTTCCGACCCATGCAAACCCCATCATCTCCCGGTCCGATCTTGATTCCCTCGATCCTGCCAACGGTGGCCCCGATGCCATGCCGGAAAGCCTATGGCGTCAGGAGATCCTTGCTGAGTTTCTTGAGCAGGAGGGCGAAGTCTTCCGCAACGTCTATGCATGCGCCGTTGCCGAACCACAGAACGCACAGCCCGGGAGCCAGTATTGGACCTTCGTCGATCTCGCGCAGGTCTACGACTTCAATGCCGTATCGACCGTCACCTCCGACGAAAACAGGTTGCGCCAGGTCCACGTTGATCGGTGGAACAAGTCTTCCTGGGACGTGTCCGAGGAGCGAATCGTTGCCGTGGGACGACGATACCGAGGACACCTTTCCATCGACACCACCGGAGACTCGTACCGGGATAGTCTCGTTGCGCGCTTGCGCCCAAAGCTCGCCGGGTACTGCACCGTGAGCGGTATCAAGTTCACGAACACCAACAAGGCCGACATGGTGCGGAACCTGTGCGCGTTCTTCGAGCAGGGTCATGTCAAGATCCTGAAGCCCGACAGCGGTGCGGCTAAGGTCCAGTACGACGAGCTAAACAGTTACGCGAGCGACGTGACGCGGTTCGGAAACGTGCGGTACGCGGCACCCGAGGGCAAACACGACGACATGGTTACGGCGTTGATGGCGAGCGTCTGGATGGCGCGGCTCCGGCGCGGGTCGAGTCGCGAAACGCTGGAGAGACTTGGGGCAATATGAGCGACAAGCCTGAGTGGGAAGCCGACATCGATACCGCGTTTGACACCCACTTCCCGGTTGGACACGCCAAGGCTAAGAAGGAGCTGAGGGCCTTGGTCGGTGTCGTGGTGGATAAGCTGGTAGCGACGGTCCGGCAGGCAGGGCAAGAAGGATACCGCCAGGGCGTCTTGGCGGAACGCAAAGCGGCCGGGATCAAGAAAGAGGCCGAGAAGCGCCCGCCGCTGATCGTGGTGCCGGGCGGCGGAAGGATGATCCAGTGATCTATCGTCCGATGGCCCAGGAGGAGATCGTCAAATCCTACATGGGGTCGTCCGTGTCGATGCGCGTGTCCCTCAAACAGCGGCGGGAACGCTTCAACGAGCGCCGCGAAGTGCTGCGGCTTCTGTACCGTGGCGGGCAAGATCCTGTAACCAGGCTGCGCGGCAAGTCGGGGGAATCGCTGTTGTCGTGGCTACAGCGGCGCGAGAACTTCCGTAACGTCCGCTTCATAGCCCACATCGTCGATACCTACGCGGGTTTGCTCTACGCGAAGCCGCCGCGCCGCACATTCTGGGTCGGTGAGAAGCCGCCGAGTCTAACGGCCCAGGTGTTGGCGCGGACCAGGGGCGAAACGCTTGAGATAGACCCAGATGACGAGACGATTCAGGACATCTTCACCAAAATCTACACCCGCAACGCCCACGGCCCACTGTTCCTGAAGGCCGCCCAGACCTACATTCTCGAAGGCGTGTCGGCCATGAAGGTTTGGCTTGACGAGGGCGCATTCGCTCTCGGTGAAGACGCGCCGATCCGAATGGATATCATGGACGGCGGTGACGCGATTCCGATCCTTGACCCTGACGATCCCGATACCGTGATCGGTGCTTGGGAGATGCGCGGCGCACGTTGGCGGCTCTGGAATCACGAGCGTTGGGATTGGGTCAATGACGACGGGTCGCTTGCGCCGGGCAATGACGACTCCGGACAGATGCACAGCCTTGGGCGCGTGCCGTTCGTGTGGTTGGGTGGTGTTGACGCATACGGCAAGCACATCTCTTTGTGGCTCGATGATGCCGTCACGATGCAGGACAGGCTCATCAACCGCGAGAGCACGAACTACGCGGTCACGCGCGCGCAGGGATTCCCTGTGCCAGTGCTGAAATCGATTGAACCTCTGGCCAATCCTGTAGAGACCGATCCGCGCACCGGCGAGCAGGGTCACAAGATGGGCTGGGATCAGCTCGTAGAGATCACGGACCCAAACGGCAATTTCTGGTTCGCAAACCCTAACGCAAACCTCGAACAGCTCCTGTCGATGTACCACGCCGACTGGCAGGAGGGGCTGCGTACCCACGGTCTGCCGGACAACGTGACGGCAACCGCCGCCGGCGTCGAGCAGCCGATGGCGATGCGATTCCGCTGGATGGCAGCCCTTGGTAGGCGGGATCACCTGATCGCCATCGCTGAGGATTTCGAGCGCGGCGTGTCGGACATCATATGGCGTTGGGTTAACGAATGGGTGCTCGGCGGCTCGTTCGCGCAAGAGGAGTTTCAGGCCGAGATCCGTTTCCCTGGCAACCCGTTCCCGGAGGACGAGCGGGCCGAGATGGATTCCGACATGCGGAAGGTCGCCAGCGGGCTCATGCTCAAGGCAGACTTTGTGCTCAAGCACGTCCTGCCTGCGATGTCCAACGCCGATGACGTTGCGCAGTACCTTGAGGCTCTGGCGGAAGAAAACAAGGTGGGAAGCCTGAACGGACTAGAGCCTCCCATGCCGCAGTTGAACATACCTGGACTACCACTCGGAAGGATGGAGCGATGAAACGTCTCGCGGCCTTGCTGATCGTATGCGCCAGCGTCCTTGCCATGACAGGCGCGGACTGCGGATCGACCATGCCGCCCGGGCAGATTCTCAAATGCCTCAAGGCGTGCGCGGAGGACTAGGTGGCGGTTACACAGGGGCAACTGCAACGCGCGGTCAGGAACTTTCAGAAGTGGATGTCTGTGTTCGAGGGCATCCATGAACAAGTTGGAACCGCTGCCAATGCTGTGCTTGAGCAATACGCAGAAGCTCTTATGCATGTTGTCGCATCATCGACATATCCATCCGGGCTTGCGATCCGTACAGATGACGAACTCTTGGCAATCACGAAGAACCTGGATGAGGTACTTGCGTCCATGCTTCGCGGTCAATCGGCTCTGTACCTGTCCGGTATGACTCGGATTGCCGAGGGCATTGGGCATCAAATGTTGGACGCTTATGGAGTGTTTGGCAAGTCGTCTGTTGGGAGGTTGCAGGCCGCAACAGATGCGTTCGTTCGTGAAGGTCAGACTGTTGGGTCTGAGGGATTTAGGCAATGGTATGGGCGGTTCCAAGAGGTCGGAACCAGCCTTCGGGATCAGATGCAACGGGAGATTGTGAGGGCAAAGTTAACGGGGATGAGCCAGAGAGAACTGGCGAATGCATTCATCGATCTTCCTGGGTTCGACTTCGCTAACCTTCCGTCTATCGGAGAGCGTGGCATGAGGATATTTACCCGCGGTGGTCGGGTAGGTATGTCTGAAGCATTGAAGAATCGGGCAATGATGATTGCCAGGACTGAATTGCAAGCAGTAACGAACGACATGCACATCACCTGGACGAAGAACGCAGGGTTTGAGAAGTACATCAATGTCAATCCGATGGACGAACGAACGACGCCCGGGTGTGCCGAGGCGTCACAACAGCCGGCCATGACGCTGGAGGAATGGCGGCGCTGGATGGGGTCGGATGGCCAGGGCGGCATCCCCCCACGGAAACCGAACTGCCGTAGCTCGCTGTTCGCGCTGCCGAATCAGGCTCTCCTGACGGCTGACGAACTGGCGGCTTCCGGGCAGCACTTTCAGTAAGGAGACGACATGACAGAGGAAGAAGCCAAGGCCGCGAAGGCAGCCGAAGACGCAGCCAAAGCCGCCAAGGCCGCCGAAGAGGCGAAAACTCGGGCCACAACCAAGCCTGCGGATGGAGCGAAGAGCTACACCCAAAAAGAGGTTGACGAAATCATGGTCTCGGTCCGCGCCACCTATGAGGACCCCGATAAGGGGAAACTCACGAAGGCCGAGCGAGAGCTTGCCGCAATCAAGGAAGCGGCCAAGACCGACGACGAAAAGAAGGCGGATCAACTGAGAACCGAAGGGCGTTCCAAGGCTGAGGAGGAATTCAAAACCAAGGAACGCCAGTGGTCAATCGAGCGAGCCGTCCTCCAGAGCGGCATTCCGGAGGGAGTCGAGCTGGAGGACGTGGTAGCGCTTGTGCGGTCCCGCATGGAGCGTACAAAGAGCGACGACGCGGCAGCGGCCGTGAAGTCTCTGCGCGAAACCTCGCCTCAGTTGTTCGGCGCGACCAAGAAAACCCCTGGTGGCGGTGGCGGCAGGAACGCCGATACCACGACGGTATGGACCGATGATGCGGTGCGGAAATCAATCCAGGATGGAACCTACGCGGAGAACGAGGCGGAAATCGCCAAGGCCCGTAGGGGCAACATCCAGACCGCAATCGCCGGAGGAATCCACCGCTTCCAGAAACAAAAGTAAGGAAGGGTTGGTGATTTAGTTGGCAAGCACTGGCGTCTATTCGACGCTGCTTCAGAATGCCGGGTTCATCAAGGAGGAATGGGAAAGCAAGGTCATCCGCGGCGCGGTTGCGAACGCAGTCGCGGTGAACCTCATCAAGTCCTACCCGACGCCGATGGGGAGCAAGCTGCACATTCCGCGCCTGAGCGCCCCCACCGCATCGGTCGTAACGAAGGGATCGGGCGGCGACGAAGGCGGGACGGCCACCTTCGCAACCATCTCGGATGCGGACGCCGAGATCACGCCCACGTTCGCGTACGCCGGGTATCAGGTTCCGTTCAGCTCGGAATCGGAACTCCTGGCACGGGCCGGACTCTGGGCCGGTGAGATGGCGAACGCTCTGCAGGAAGCCATCCGCCAG